ACTACTAGTTGTTCTGATCCAGGAACTACAGTAAACCAAAGAACCCCAGTGTAGGAACCGTAACCGTAGTCACAAGCTCTAAAGCGTATCCAGTTACTTGGTATGTCGTATGGGTCAACAACGTGGATGCTTCTGTTAAACTCTGGGAAAGCTGCTCCTTCGTTAATGTCCCAGTCACCTTCAAGCAACTGTCTTCGCTGATGTTCAGGCAAAGATAAAAGGTTGGCTTCATAGAGTCCATCGTCCGAAAGGTAAGGGTTGTCAAAGAGGGTGGCTGGAATAAACTTCCGTTTGAACAGAGGCTCACCCTCTCTGCTATGACCCTTCGGCCAAGTTATCACCTCTCCGTTGTCATCAGTAGCATGGAACGACTTGTTTGGAGTTTGAGGATCAATGAATGTTCTCTTAACCCACTGATGCCCAGGGCCACCTGGGTTGCTTGTTGCTCTCATATACAGTGGCAAACCAGATGCCTTAGTAGTACGGAGACGTGATCTCATGTAGTTCCAAGCATATGGTGTAGGCCATTGTGTAAGTTCGTCAAAGCCAATCCAGTTAAAAGCTTGACCTTGGTATCTCATAACGTCATCATCTCTATCAAGATATGACATCCACAATGTAGCACCTGATGGAGCTACCCAAGTCTTATCTCTTTCCATAAACTTAATTCCAGGAATAGCTTTTGGATAGAGTTGTTTACTTACTGATATAAGTTCTCTAAGTTCTTCTGTGCTACGACGCACAAGAAGCATTCTCGCATTTGAGTTCCCCAAGTAGCGTACAGGGTCGGCAACCATTGCATAGGATTTACCTCCACCAGCAGCACCTCCATAAAGAACCTCCTGTTCGGTTGCAGCCAAAAACTTAGTCTGAGGACCAGGGTTCGGCTCAAATATAACTTCTTGTGCTACCTGCTCAAAGTCCAGCTCTTCAGGTTTCGGTTGAGCTGGTGTACTCTTTTTGGCCGAGGAGCCTACCTTCAAGCCTTTCCGCTTTTTCGAGGGCTTCTTTGTAACGCTGGGCGAGGTAGCGTTGAGTTGCAGCTTCTGTCTTACGTTTTCGCTCAAGTTTGACTCTCTTGTATAAACCTACGTGGGAAATGTATCTTCCAGATTGTGTACTGAGCCAAGCAGCTACTTCTCTATAGCTATATCGTTTAAGATGTTTTTTAGCCAGTTCAAACAGTTCTAGTTCTTCTGGAATTGGTAATAGTATATCACAATCCTCTGGGTCTTGTCTATAGCCAAATGGTACATGGCTACCTAATCTTACCACAGGTTTCCAGACATACTCACCATCCACAAAGTCTGGCTTAGGTAACGTCCAAGTTTTATTCGTCTTCATCCGATTTTTGTGGCAGAATAAATAGTGGGCTTGCAGCAGAGACTTCTACTTTCTCTGTTTTAATAAAGCCACTACGATCTAGGACATCTTTTGCAGCTGCCATCTTTTCTTTGTTTCCTAGATCTGTTGGGTTGTTCATAACTTCAAACATTGAGTATGCAGCTTTTGTTGCAGACGAAGAAATAAACTGCTTTGTTAGTGCTGCAATTTCATCTGCAAGTGGTTCTGCTACTTGTCTAGAAGTAACAGCATCAGCGTACCCAGCAAGCTTTTTAGCTTTTACTAGGTTGCCCCCAGCTTCCTCAAACAATACGTCAAGGAACTTCTGTTGTTTTTCTGTTAGGTTTCTAGCCATTATGTCACCATATATAATATAAAGCCAAAAATACCAAAACCTATTGCTAAAAGTAAACTTGTAACTGTCCAAGTAATTATTGCTTCTTGCATTTCAGCTTTACGGTATTCTTGCTCTTTCTTTTGTTTTCTTATCTTAGCTTCTGTAGCTACAAGTTCATCCCAAGCAGATGGACCCATAGTAAAGCTAATGTAGTCCTTCAGCTCTTTTCGCATTTGTTCAGCTTTACGTTTAGCTGCAAATACTTCCATAGCTTCGGCTTCTACAGAACCTCCTAGAGATTTCCACCAAGGAGGGTTCTTTACTTGCTTTTCAGCTTGACCTAAGTCAGACATGTGGCCAGCCCATTTAGTTAGCTGGCTTGACATATCCTGCAGGTCTTTGCCAATAGCAAAACCTTTTTTAAGTGCGTTGAAGGCGACTGTGGCCCCACTGATTATTGTTACTGGGTCCACGAGTCTCCTCCCAAAGAACTCACTTCACACCTTCGTGTACTACTCTTTTGATATCACCACGTCCGATACCTAAATCATTTAGTTCACGGTCTGACATTCTCCACAGGTGCATCTCTGCGATTCGTGCATTAGCCTGACGTTGACGTGCTTCAATTAATCTTTCAAAAAACTTTCTCATTGTGTGTCTCCATAAATTGCTGCATTGCAGCTTACAGAGACTAGTTATACACATATAGTTATACTATACTATTGATAAAAATGCAACCCCGTTATCCCACAGGGACAAAGGTCTCAGTTATAGTTACAATAGAATCTATATGACCTGCAGATGCAGGAGTAAGTTGAATTTTGTCACCTGGTTCTAACACTAGGTCAATGTTATTAAACTCTAAAAAGTCTCCAGCGTTTAAACTTTTACCTTCCACAAAACCAGAAGCGTAAGTCTCTGAAGAATCATACCACTTAACGCTTATTGAATTTGTACTACCACCAGAGTTATTAACTATAATGTAAGTTACCTCAGCTATACAGTTAGCAGGGCAAGTGTACACATCTTCCGTAGTAGTACCAGTATTATGGCCCCATACAGATTTTCTACGTGCTGGCTTGCCAATGCTAAACTGAGTCATTTATTATTCGCCTTTGTCTGTAACAAACTCGTAAAGCTTTTCAGCTTGAGCTTTTACTTCTTCTGGTGTGTACATTTTTGGAATGTAACGTTTCCATGCATCTAATGCAAGTTCTGCATTATCTTTATACTGATCCATAACTGCACTTGCTAGTTGCATTTGTGTATCATATGCTTTGTCTAGCATTTCTTTTGACATAGATAGTAAATCTGTACGGATTTGATATGGATTACTCATGTGTGTGTCTCCTGTGTTTGAGTAAACTATTTTTTCTTACGAGTTACTTTTTTAACTACTTTAGTAGTCCAAGCCTCGTTTTCTGGGGTTGATGGGTCATCTGCAATAAAATGTCCATCTTTATTACGAGCACGTACTTTTTTCTTTGTACCCTCGTTTTCTTGAATAAATGTAAGAACCTCTGGGTTTTTAGTTTCCCACTCACCGTTAATCTTTTCAGCAAGTACGTCACCCATTCTGCTGACTACCTTATCACCTTCTAATTTCATAGTTACCTCTTCTTAGCCATTCCGCCATAAAACATACCAGATTTACGATAGTCTGCCATACCGCCTTTATTGTAACGACCTTGTTTCATTTGCATACCACCCTTAGAGTTTCCAGATTTAAGTGTTGATTGATAAGCTTCCATAGCTTCTTTCATCGTGTTATATTTATCGCCATTTTCCTCATACCAAGTATTAAACTTTTCACCTGCTGAAGGACCACGTCTTTCACGGCTTGCGGCCTTATCTTCTTCGTATTTCTTTCGGGTTTTTTCTGCACGGTCTGGAAGTCTTCCCATCTCTTCTCGTACTTCTTTATTTGTCTTGTTAGCTGCATCGACTTCATCCTTTTCAGCTTTAGTCATTACACCCATACCTGGACCTGCAGACTCTGAACCTGGACGTAGCATAGGACGTGGAGAAGAATCACGCTTGCTGTCGCCTTTGATGTCTTTACCTTTGGCATTAGCCCAAGCAGTAAGTGCTGAACCTGTGTACTTACCTTTGTTCTTTTTCTTCCAAGCATCCAACTGCTCTTTAGTGACAGCAAGTTTTTTCTTACCGTCTTTACCTACGAAATACATTGACCCTGCTTTTTGAGCAGCTGCAACTGTTTTATAATCTTTATAAGAAGCCATTATTTATTCTCCACACTTTTTAATGCCAGTGTTAAGTGTTCCAGTTTTGTGTACTAGACCACCGTGTTTATATCCGTGCTTTGCACCTTTCATCATTGTGCCATCTGGCATACGATGCATTGCTTGTCCTCCACCTTTGTAGCCCATCTTTTTGGCTACTTCTGGTGCTGCTTTCTTCAGGGCTTTCATCCCTGGATTTATTGGTTTTTTAGCCATACCGCCCTCTGCTGCTCTAAACTTTGCTGTTTTCTTTGCTATACTCTTCGGCTGTTTTACAAACTGTTTGCCAGCCTTTGTACCTTCACGTTTTGCTTTAGTGGTAGCTGCATATTCTGCAGACGACAAAGACTTAATTGCAGCCTCGGGTAAGTACCGTTCTCCAGTCTTAGCACTAGGCTTGCCACTCTTTGTGCGCCACTTCTGCTTTGTCCAATTCTTTAATGACTTCTGGGGAGCCTTCATGATTTGTAGCCCCCGCCTTTTGCTTTATATTGTTTTGCAACCATCTGGGCTTTTCTCGCAGACCATTGTCCAGGTTTGCCACCTTTTGAACCTGCCTTGACTTGTTGTACAAGCTTACGGCGCATTCCAGGTTTTGTGTAGTTACCAGCAGCATTAATAGTATCTCCGCCTTTAGACATACCTGTACGTTTCTTTTTAGCTGCAGCTTTCTTTTTAGAAATAGCTATTGCGGCTTGTTGTGCTCTGGATTTATATGGCATTACGAACTTGTCCCTACTTCAAAACATGCTGGTACAGCATAGACATTTCTTTTTAACATATCTGCAGCTACAGCTTCTGCTTCTTTCCTACATGCCTTCTCACTATAAAAAGCTTCTGGTTTAGCCCTTACTTCACAAGATAAAGCAGAGGGATCAAAACACACTAACATTATGGCAATCCACATTATGAACCTTTCACCCACTTCTTAGAAGGGGATTTAGTTTTAGAGGGAGACCACTTTACTTTATCAGCCCAGTATGCTGCAGACATCTTACCCTTTTTGATATTTTTTGCGTGGCGAGACTTGAATGCCTCTCGCTGTCCTGCAGTTTGATTGGTTTTTACACCCTTCTGACCAAACTTAATATACTTATACTTACCACCTTCAGAGGCCATAACATGGTGAGACTTACCACTGTCGTCATTTAGACGTTGCGGTTTGTTGACCCCTTTAAGGCCCACTTCTTTCATCTTGTTTTTGACTCGCTCAGGTATAGCCATTATCTTTTTCCTGCTCTGCTGTTTCTGGGGAAAGATCTATTAGCTCGTTTAGTGGTTACTTGTAGATTCTTTGCCCGATTATCCATAGGGTTGCCATTACGGTGATTGACATCTTTGCCATCGCCTTTTTTAACTACTCCAACTTTCTTCAGAGCATTACGTGCAGCATTTCTAGAAGCACGGTTTTTCTTTTGAGCAGCTGTGCCTTGGTAATTGCTATATTCTTTTTTGTAGTTTCTCATGCAATAATTAGGGGGAACACAGGACGTTTGCTATTTACCCCCACTCCTTTATTTATATCTA